GCGTCAAAGCTAGGCAGCACACAAGAAGCCTTTGGTAATCTGGGTAATTTCCGTAACCAACAAGAAGGTCAAAGTCGTGCGTTATCCGACATGGCTAGAGAGTCTGGTGACTTTAGTAATATTAAAAATAGAGATATAAACAAACTACAACGTGACCCTACTGGTCAGCTAAAAGACTACTACAAGAAAAAAGTAGATACCAATGTTGTTGATTACGTTAATAAGAATGAACTACCTGCTTACCAAGAAGCAGAAGACGGTACTAAGTTATTCTTAAACACAGGCAGTCAAGAGTCTATCATGCGTGTTGCAGGGGATGACCACAAGAAAGGTGGACATTATGAAGCCTCTGGCCCTGTAGGTTCTTATTCTTCCGTATGGGTAGAAGATCAATCTAGCTTTGAAAAGTTGGCTACAAACCCTTATATTGCTATGGGTGCTTCCTTTATTCCTGGGGCTACCGCAGCACTTACCGCTGTTAAAGCAGCGACAGGTCAAAAGCTTACAGCCTCAGATTTATTAATGGCTGGTGTGGACGGGCTTAAAGTTACAGGTATGCTCAAGCCACCACAAGGTGCAGCAGCAGCTAAGAAGGCAGGAGAGACTGCTAGAAGTGCTGCTATGACCAGTGGCTCTGCTTTCGGTGATGCTATAAACGCAGGTAAAGCAGCGGAGACAGCGGCTCTTGTAGGTAAAGGAGTAGGTGGTCTGACCTACGGACAAACAATGGGCTTGATGAACGCAGCAGCATCTGGCGCTTCAGGAAACATAGGTGGTGCGCTTGTTGGCTATTACGGCCCACAACTTACAGCAGGTGCGTTGGGTAAGGTAGGTGTAGATAATGCCTTCCTTCAAAGCAAGGGCATACAAGTAGATGACTTTACTGCTGGACTTAACAAAGCTATTTCAAAAGTAGCACAGGGTGGTTCAGCTAAAGACGCTTTAATGAGTGGCTTTGTTGAATACATTAAAGAGGGCGGTACGTTAGGCAACTATTCATTACCTGACTTTGAGGGTAAGTTCCCAGACTTTGGTGTTGACTTTGGTAAACTAGAGGACGCTGTTCGTTGGGCAGGTAGTAAGATTGAAGACGGCACAAGAGCAGTAGGTAGTCTTATAGATGATAACACATGGGAGAAAGTAAAAGATACTGATTTAAAAGGTATTGAAGATACTCTCAGGACAGTCGGTAGTGGCTTTGATGATGCCGTTACAAGACCCACAGGGAAATTACTCTCCGCTGTAGACACAGGGGTTAGAGGCGCTGTTAATCCTTTAGACAACTGGGTTGACGATGTTAATTTAAAGCCTGTTGAAGATGCATTTAGAGCAGCAGTTAATCCTTTAGACAACTGGGTTGATGACCTACCTAAGATAGACCTACCTAAGATAGACTTACCTGAGATAGGTGGATTACTTGCTGGTGGTGGTGGCTTTAATATGCCTATGCCCTCAGGCTCAAGAACAACAGATAAAATATTTAATAATGAACTATTTAGATTTAAGGGTGAAATAGGTCTTGGAGAGTTTGAGGACATTCTGTCACCTAATCAAGTATCTCTTGAAGATTTACTTACGTCACCCTTTACATCTCAATTTAGTTAAACAATAAGGTTATATAATGACTTACTTACAGCTAGTAAACAAAGTATTAGTTAGACTTCGTGAGGATGAAGTAGCTACTGTTAATGAAAACTCGTATTCTAAGCTGATAGGTGAGTATGTCAATGACGCTAAACTATCAGTAGAGACTGCTTGGGATTGGACAGGGCTACGCACTACACTCACAGTAGATACACAAGCTAATGTTTTTAACTACGTACTTACAGGTGCTGACAACACCATTAAAATGCTAGACGCTACCAATGATAGCTTAAACTCTTTCCTACAGTACAAGACATCTCGTTGGTTTGACAACGCATTCCTAGACTTCACAAGCGTACCTAAAGGAACTACACAGTTCTATAGTATCAACGGTATCAATAGTGTTGACTTGTATCCTATACCAGACAAAGCATATACATTACGTTTTAACCTTGTGTTGCGTACCTCAGAGTTCACAGCAGATACTGACGTACTGAACGTACCCTTTAACCCTGTTGTTCGACAGGCTACAGCTTTAGCAGCACGAGAGAGAGGAGAGACTGGCGGTACTAGCGCAGCGGAGTTATTCGCATTAGCTGATGATTCATTAGCAGATGCAATAGCTATGGATGCTGCATTACATCCTGAAGAAACTATCTGGTACTCATAATGGCTCAACAATTACAGAACATTACCATAGCAAGTCCAGGATTTGCAGGGCTTAACACACAGGATTCACCTATTAGTGTAGACCCTTCCTTTGCTGCTATTGCTGACAACTGTGTCATTGATAAGCTAGGCCGCATAGGCGCACGTAAGGGCTATAGCGAGGTTACAACTAACGGCTCCTCTGTATTAGGTAGCAGCCGTGGCATAGAAACTATCTTTGAGTTTGTAGATGCTAGTGGTGACAAGCGTGTGATTTCTGCTGGCAATAATAAAATATTTCTAGGGACTACTACACTAGTAGACATAACTCCTGCTGGTTATACACCTACAGCTAACAACTGGAAGTGTGTATCTATTGCTAATCATATACACATGGTTCAGAGTGGACATGAGCCTTTGATTGGTTCAGACCATACTGGTTCTTTTGTATTAGACACTATGTCAGCTCACCAACACACCACGGGCGTTATGCCACAAGGCAATGAAGTCTTAGCAGCCTTTGGTCGTCTGTGGGTAGCAGATATAGTAGGTAACAAGAATACAATTTACTGGAGTGGCCTTACTCCTAACACAGCACACTGGACAGGCACAGGTACAGGCAGCATAGACATAACTACAGTCTGGCCTTCCGGTTATGACGTTATTGTCTCTATAGCTGCACACAATGACTTCCTGATTATCTTTGGTAAGCGGTCTATTATTGTGTACTCAGGGGCTACATCTCCAGATTCAATGGCTCTTGCAGATACTGTTGATGGTGTAGGCTGTATTGCTAGAGACTCTGTACAGCTTACGGGTACTGATCTTTTGTTTTTGTCAGACTCAGGTCTCCGTAGCTTTGGTAGAGTGATACAAGAGAAGTCTCTACCTATGCGGGACATTAGCAAGAACGTGCGTAATGACCTTATGGCTGAAGTAGCACAACAGGTGTTACCTATTAAGTCCCTGTATAGCGCATCAGAAGCTTTCTACCTGCTTTCGTTACCATCAAGCAACGATGTGTATTGCTTTGATATGCGTGGCCCTATAGACCAATCAGGGGCGCACAGAGTAACCACATGGTCAGAGATAGACCCTGTATCCTTTGGCAAGCTAGAGGACGGTACAATATACTTAGGTAAATCTACAGGTCTTGTTAAGTACTCAGGTTATTTAGATGGTGCAGCTACTTATCAGCTACGTTACTTCAGTAACCCTACTGATTTTGGTAATGGGTCAAACCTTAAGTTCCTAAAGAAGTTTAACTTGACTGTTGTTGGAGGACATGGTACTGACATTACTCTTAACTGGGGCTATGACTACACCAGCGCCTACAATAAGCAAGCCTTTACTTTTTCTTCGGCAAGCACTATTGCTGAGTACGGTGTTGCAGAGTACGCAATAGGGGAATACTCCGGTGGTATTGATGCTTTAGTTAACACACCTTCTGTCAACACAGGGGGCAGTGGTTCAGTCATTACTATTGGCATTGAAGCACAGATTGATGCAGTACCTTTATCTATTCAAAAAATTGACATACACGCCTTAATGGGGAGACTTATCTAAATGTCTAATTACACAAAGACTACTAACTTTGCAGCTAAAGATGCACTTGCTTCTGGCAATGCTAATAAGATTGTAAGGGGTACAGAGATTGACACGGAGTACACTAATATCGCTACTGCTGTTAACAGTAAATCTAACACTGCTGATCCTACATTTACAGGCACTGTCAACGCAGCTACAGTAACTGTGTCGGGTACACTCACGGCTGGAATTATAACCGGAGGAGCTTACTGATGGCTAGTCCTATAATGAGAGACCCACAATACGGTGGACGATTAAGCATGATGCAGCCTCGTATGCAACAAGGTGGGCAGGGCGCTGGGTTTTTACCTCAGGCAGGTATTGCTGGGCCAAGACCACCACAAGGTGGGTTTTCGCAGGCTGACTATATGGAAGGTATGTTGAACGATATGTTTGGCACAGGTGGCGCAGCTCAGATGCAACAGTTTGGTCAAGGTGGTAGAGAACAACTGCAAATGGTCGAAGATTTTGCCCCACAGCAAGAAGTTAGATATGAGCAGCAAACTCCTACAGTCTACGATAGAACTTTGCCAATCACAAGCAAAGCCCCAATCACCGCAGGTAACAACCCGTATGCTTCAGGCAACAATGGTGCTGGCGCTTACGGTAGTGCTGCCATAGGTGGCTTGTTGAGTGGTAACTTAGGTGGTGCTTTACAGGCCGCAGGTGGTTACTACGCAGGACAG